ATGGCAAATCAAGGATATGTAAACGGCAGTGACCTGCTGATGAGCATTGGCGGTAAAGCGTGCGGACACTGCACGAGCCACACCACGACTTATAACAGTGAAACGAAAGACCGTGCGGTGAAACCCGCTTCGGCCGAATCGGCGGCCAACGCCGGACTTTTCAGGGAAAAGACCGTGACGGGGCTCAGTGTCCAGGTGAAGTGCGAAGGTCTCCGCTTCTACGGTGAAGGGGAAAACGGCATGAAGGAACTGCTTGCCAAGTGGAAAGTAGGCGGCTCCGTAGAGCTGAAAGGTTTTGTCCGCGGCAGTGACGCCGCTCCCTACATGAGCGGCAACTTTATCATTTCTTCCCTGGAAGAGGCCGCTCCGGCAGGCGATGACACAACTTACAACGCTACCTTCGACAACACCGGAGTGGTGGCCATCGACGAGGCGAAAGTAGACGGTACAGCAGAAGGATAATGCAATGAAGAAGATTCAAGTATATGGTAAGGAGTACCCCATGCGCATGACCATGGGGGCCATGCGCCGCTTCAAGCAGGAAACGGGCATGGAGGTGAGCGAGATGACTACGGAAGTAAGCCTGCTGGTGGTCTTCCTCTTCTGTTGTGTGGCAAGCGCCTGCAACGCGGACAACGTGGCGTTTGATCTGGACCTCGACAAATTTGCCGATGGCCTGGAGCCGGAGAAGCTGGCCGACTTTGTGGAGACCATGCAGCGGGATGCCGGAAACTCAAAAAAAAAGAAGACGGCCCCGCAAGCATCGAAGAACTGACGGGCATAGCCGTGGGGAGTATAGGGATGAGCCTGACGGAATTCTGCCACTGTACCCCCCACGAGTTTTTCTGCATCTATAAAAGTTGGGAGCAGACGCGGATGCGCGAGCCTTGGGAACGTACCCGGTTCCTGGCGTGCTGCGTGCTGCAGCCTTACAGCAGAAAGGCGTTGAAGGTGACGGATGTGTGCAGATTCGAGTGGGATGCGGGGCGGAAAGCTACGGCACCGGCGGAGGAAAGCACGAGGGAGAGGTTTGAGGAGTTGAAGAGGAAAGCGGGGATGTAGAGCCGGCCTTCAGGCTTCAGCAAGAAGCCAAGAGTATGGTACAACCCCAAAAGTCCATATCATAGGCAAGGCGGCACAGACGCGTGCTTCTACCTGTATTGACAAGCCGGGTAATGGTGTCATATCCTGTTCTTCCGGGGCACGAACAGCCAGACGGCAAATATGGTCACAAAGGCAGCGCCAATGATATAAAGTGCCAGGAGATAAGGAGGCAGCTTCAACAGGGATTGGATAAGTCCGGACATGGCTTGTTGTTTTGATTGTTTACAAAAGTAACATTCTTTTTTGATATGGCAAACAATTATTTGGATTTTTCCATACGGATGAAGGACGAGGCGTCCTCGGTCATCAAGACGGTGGGTGTGAATACGGAACATTTACGCAGAGGTGTACGGCAGGTAACCGAGGAGGTTTCAAAAGCGCAGCGCGGCATCGTCGATTGGGCGCAGGCGGCACAGGCGGCCGATATGCTCGGCCAATCGGTACAGCAGCTGTTCGGCGCATGCAAGGAACTGACCGACGCCTACCAGGTACAGCTTGTTGCGGAGACACAGCTTCAGACCGTGATGCGGCAACGCATGTCCGCCACCGACGAAGAGATACAGAGCATCAAGGAACTGGCTTCCGCCCAGCAGGCACTGGGAGTGATTGGCGATGAGGTGCAGCTGAGCGGTGCCCAGCAGATGGCCACTTTCCTGAACGAGAAGGCGAGCCTTGACTCGCTTATTCCCGCCATGAACAACCTGCTTGCCCAGCAGAAGGGCCTGAACGCCACCAGCCAGGATGCCGTAGGAATAGGCAACATGATGGGCAAGGCCATGCAGGGGCAGGTGGACGTACTGCAACGGGTAGGCGTCACCTTCACCGCCGCGCAAAAGAAAGTGTTGCAATATGGTACGGAATCGGAACGTGCCGCCATGCTGGCCCAAGTCATCCGCGACAATGTGGGTGAAATGAACGCCGAACTGGCAAGGACGGATGCCGGTAAGCAGAAACAGCTGGAGAATACGTTGGGGGATATCAAGGAGCAGTTCGGCGCGATGGTACAACCCGCCATGCGCGCCATTACCGCCATGGCGCAAACCACCACGGCCGTCACCGGCCTTGTACGTCTCTACTCCTCCCTCCGTTCCGTGACGATTGCGCTGAAAGGCACGGCGGCGGCCACCTCCTTGGCCACTATGCACGCTCGGGTGCAGGCTATTGCAATGAGGACGCTTGCCATTGCCAATGGCACGGCCGCCGTCAGCACAAATGCGCTGCGCATAGCCACCGTCGCGCTCTATGCAACCATAACCGGCGGGATATATCTGGCAGTGCAAGGACTGATTTCTTTATTTTTCTCATACGGCAGCGCGACGAAGGAGGCGGCCGGAAAGCAAGACTTGCTGAAAGACAGTGCGGATGCCTACAAGAACTCTGTTTCCCAACTGAAGGGTGAGATGGACATGGAAATATCCTCCCTGGCCAAACTGATCAAAGGTCATGGCGATGAATCGGGCAAGGTGCAGGAGCTGAACCGGAAATACGGTGATGCGCTGGGCTATCATAAGAGTGCCGCCGAGTGGTACGACGTATTGATCCGCAGGAGTGCGGATTACTGCAGGGCGATAGGCTACGAGGCCCAGGCCAAAGTGCTGGCATCGCGGAAGGCGGAGAAGGAAATGCAGCTGGAGGAGGTGCGCAAACAAAAGCAGGCCCTGATAGACAGCGGGGGAGACACTGCCACCAAACGGGTGCTGACTTCCGGCCTGGACGTTGCCGGCAACAAGATTTTGAAGTGGGAAAAGCGCCGGGTGAACACGGACGAATACATGGAACTTCGCCGCCAGGAAGCCCGCCTGGTGATAGAGAACCACAATCTGGGCAAAAGCTTCGAGGAGTGTATGAGGAAGATGACCGAAGGCATGTCCGCGCTGCAAACCACCTCCCGGAAAACAGACGTGGCTTCCATGAGCTACGACGAACTGGGCGAAGAAATTGAATCCACTGAAAGCAAACTGAAAAGCCTTGCTCCTACGGAGACTGCCGAAATAAACCGCCTCTCGGCTTATAATAAGGAACTCAAGGTACGCAAAGACATGCTTGGCAAGATGACGGGACTCGGAGGTGAGGATGGAAGCGGAAAAGGCACAGACAAGGCGGATATCCCTGTTTCTCCCGGAAGCCTGGAAGCACTGGAGAAGAAACTGAATGAATTGAAGGAACGTCAGAAGAAAGCCCCGATAGAGGAGCAACTCACATTCACTCCTGACATAGTGGCGCTGGAAGACCGGATAGCGGGTATCAAGGAACGTCTGAGACATGCCGGCTTCGAGGCACGATACACGTTGAAACCGGCGGAAGAGGGAGTCCCGTCGGATGACCCTATAAAAAGAAGCATGCAATCCTCTACCGGCCTTACGCGAAAAGAAGGCGGCTTGAAAGACTTGAAGTTGGAGGTTCCCAAGTTAGACCTGGAGGAGCCTCTCAAAGGTATGGATGCCTGGAATGCTGCCGTAGAAAAGGCACGGGAAAAGAATGCCGAGGCCATCGGCTCGATGGGGGCGATGGGCAATGCGATGGGTTCGCTGGGAGAGGTGATCGGCGGGCAAGCCGGTGCCTGGCTGGACTGGGCCGGTAACCTGCTGAACGCCATCGCGCAGGCATTGCCACAACTGGCGGCACTGTCTACGGCCAATACAGCCGCAGCCGCTACCGGTGCGGCATCATCTGTGGCAAGCATTCCGTTTGTAGGCCCGATAATGGCTGTCGCAGCCGTGGCAAGTGTGCTGGCAGCATTGGCCAGCCTTCCGAAGTTTGCTGACGGAGGTATTGCCTATGGCCCTACCTTGGGGCTCTTCGGCGAATATGCCGGAGCGAGCAACAACCCGGAAGTAGTGGCTCCGCTCAACCGGCTCAGGCAACTGATACAACCGGTAGGGCCGGGAGGCATGTCCGGCGATGTAAGGTTTCGTATAGACGGGCGTGCACTGACGGGAATACTGGAGCGGGAAACAAACCTGAGCAGGAGAAGCTGATTCAAACCTTGTTCAAACGATATTTAAACAGTGATTAAAATGGCACAACACCTACGATATTCAGGCAAATACCTCAGCCGCAAAAATGTGGTGTGGGAGGTGGGCATCAGCCAGGAGGCGGACGGGGCATATCCTGCCGTCGGCGTCCTCGACTTCCCGGCCGACGAACCGTTGGTGATAGAATGGAAGCATACGGACAAGCACGAAGTGATATGCGGCAGTACCGCCACACTGACCGTAACCAGTCCCGGCGACCGCACCTACGAGGATTTATATACCATCGCTCCCGGCAGCATCCGCCTGGATGTACTGCGGAACGGGCTGCTCTATTGGAGCGGCACGCTGGACCCGGAGTTCTACGAGGAGCCTTATGCTTACGGAAAAGAATATGAGGTGGCACTGACCTTCAGCGACTTCGGCATACTGGACAGGCTGAAGTATAACCTGTCCGGGATGCAGACCTTGGAAGGCATTTTGCTGCACGCCCTCCAACGCAGCCGAATCAATCATGGAGGCTTGAACCAGGATTATCTGACTACATTTCTGGCAGGAAACGTCCGGGCCACACCGGATAAAATAAGCGTCCGCAGTGATAACTTCTACGACGAAGACGGTGAAGCTTCTACATTGAAGGATGTAGTGGAAGGAATGCTGCAGCCGCTGTCGCTCCGCATGGTGCAACGGAACGGGAAAATCTGGATATACGACTTGAACGGGCTTTATCTGAACGCTCCGGCCCGGGAAGTTGTCTGGAGCAGGGACAATCAGGCTATGGGGGTGGATAAAGTGGCGAATAACGCTCAGATTACTTTCTCTCCTTATTCGGATGCGAAATTGCTGGACAAGGAGGTGGTATATGAGGATGCATATTCGGAAAGTGTGACGAACCTGACAAGTGATAAGCCGTCGGGTGGTGAATACTACTCCTATTATCCTGACTATTCGGATGATCACAAGATAGGTTATGAATGGGATTACTCTCTGCTTTCGTTCACCATTTTCCTTAGCGACAGGGGTAGCGGGCTTGCCGAAAAATATGGGCCGGCAAAGTACTTTCACATCCAGCCTTTAATGGGAGGGCAGGAGTCTTCCGGTGTCGCTTTCAGTTTCTATACCGGTGGGCATGGCGCTTTGACAAGCGGATTCCCGAAGCGGAAACTGCTTCCGCAAACATCCGACCAGGAAACCGTACTGATGAGAACCCACCGGGTGTTTATTCCTAAACTGGAAGAAGCGGAAAGAAGCAGGTATTATCTTCGCCTGAGTATGGAGATGTTGATAGACGCCCGTTACAATCCCTTCACTGAGGCCAATGACGGAAATGAGGAAGGGAACTATAACGACATGAAAGACAAGTTCAACTTCGTTACGGTACCTGCTTCCGTCACCTTGTACAATGAGGATGGAAATGCGCTGATGCATTACTCCAATGCGGCCGCGATGAGCCATACGGATATCAAGCCCACCTTGTATTGGACTGCCGGGGAATGGAAAGACGGCGCCGCCACCTATAACAGCTGTCAGTTGGAGTGGTACGACCCCGAGGACCGGCATTTCTCGTCGGGAGTGCTTGGCTGGAAAAAGAACCGTCACTGTGTAGGATATACTCATCATGAGATGTTCGATTCCTTCAAGAAGATGGAAGACGGGCAATACATACCTTATCCCGCAAACGGAGGTTATATAGAGGTCTGCGTTTATGTCGGAATCAAAATCGTCGAATGGACCGGAAAGACAAATACCGATGTCAGCAGAGACTGGTATGATAAGATACGATGGATGCTGTATAAAGCTCCTCGGATTGAAATCGTACGCAAGAACGTTGTCTATAGTGATGCGAAAAGTGAAGATGTCGAATATGCCGGCGTCATCAATGAGGCGGCTAAAGAGGATATCAAGCTGGACACGATATGCGGCACGATGACTGAGATAAATCCTACAGCCAAAGGCGTATACTTCCGCACTGACGATAGTTGCCAACTGAAAGAGCTGACCCGTGCCGGACGGACAACGCAGGCGGAACAGTTGCTCATCGGTACACTCTACAGCCAATACGCAGATCGCAGGATCCTGCTGGCTGGTACAGCCGACATACTGGATACAGACCTGACAGCCTATACGGAAGCCTGTCAGGAAGGCAAGCGATTTATCTGCCTAACCGATGTGCAGGATACAATATCGGATGAAAGCGAGCTTGAAATAGTGGAGCTTCGTCCGGACGAATATAAATCGGATAAAGAATAAAGGAGGGGCATTGAATATGGATAAGAAATATATATCGTCGGTAGTCAAGCGGGAAGCCCGCCCACGCAGCAAGCGGCTTCGCGAACTGGGTGCATCCGGTTCTTCCGGTCCATCGGGTTCGGTGATATCGGGCGGAGACACTATCGTGTCATCCGGCAATGCCGCGCTGGAAACGGATGTAATCTCGAATGCAGCCAAGACCGGGCACATAGATAAGGGGCTGAAATTACCTAAAGGTATGACTTTTACGCAGTTTGTCAAGGCATTGCTGTTTAAGCCCGTACCCGCCACGCTTGACGGCCGTTTGTCTACGGCTAACGATGTGGAATATGGTTCGACGAAAGGGAGTATTACCTACACGGCTACCCGCAACGGCAACGGCGCAATGACAAAGGCGTACTATGACAATGACGAGAAGAACAAACTTGAATTTTCTGCGGAAAATAGCGGTGTGCGGACTGCTGTGCGCAATCTGACGGGCAATTATACACAGAATGAAACCTACAGGGCAACCGTTGTGTATGCGGAAAGTGAAGACAAGTCGATGCCGGAAAAAACGCTGAACAATACCATCAGCGTGAACGTGCACCGCAAGTGGTTTGCCGGTGTGGTGGATTCCGTGCCCACTACATCGGCGCAGGTACGCGCCTTGGGGAGCAACGGTCTCTACAGAGGTGCAGGAACATATAAGTTCACCATCAGTAATTACAGGACATTCGTCATCTGCATCCCTTCCGGCACGATAAGCAACGTGTCACTGGATCGTTATGTCTACAATTTCATGGACTTGGATTCAGCGGCCGCACCCCGAAGGATAGACGTGGAGGGAGCGAACGGCTCGGCGGCAGCCGGCTACATGATGTATGTATTCACCTCGGCGGCCGTGAGCGTGGAAACGGATAACTTTACCTTTAAAACCACTTGATCATGGCGCTTAACATAAAAGGAGACAGCTTCGCCGGGCGATATAAGCGGGTCAACGGTTATCCGATAGACTCGACCGACGTATGGGATACGCTTGAGGATGCCCGTGTGTATGCGAGGAATACGGACGCACAGCCTTATGTGCCTTATGCAGGCCAGATCATCTCTGTGCTGGAGAATGATGCCATCTACAAGCTGGTCAAGGATACCTCTCTTCCGGAGACGGATGGCAAGAAGCATTTCCGTCTCGAAAGGATCGGCAGCGACAAGGACAACGCCGGCGAGTACCTGAGCAAGGTCAGGGAGGACACCGCCCGGAAGCTGATAACCTTCCTTGAGGGCATCAACGCCAAAGGCACATCGACGCTGGAGGGAATCAGACTGATAGGTGATCTCCTCTCGAGCAGCTTCTCCGCAGGCTCTACCGGCTTCGGAATCTACAAGGATGCGCAAGGCAGCTACCATCTGGACGTCGACTTCGTCGATATCCGGAAGAAGCTTACCGCCAACGAGATACAGGTGCAGCGCAGCTACTATGTCGGCGGCCGGCAATGGGTGACACCCGGTGCAGGTATTATCTGTATCTCCGTGGAGGATGCCGGCACGGCTTACCGCTGTCGGTTCAAGACAACGAATGCCGACGGCCGGACAATCAAGAACATGATTAAAGCTGACGACATGGCCATCTGTGAGACCTTTAATCTGGAATCACAGAACGGCGCTTTAGGCAACCACTACTACTGGCGTCTTGTCACCTCAGTAGGATCTGACTATATAGACCTGAGCAAGAGCGTATGCGCATCGGGCAGCGGAGTGCCGCAGCCCGGAGATGAGATAGTACACTTGGGCAACAAGAGTGACGTCACCCGTCAGGGGGCGGTATGCCATGACAGCGTAACGCCCGGAGGCCCGTATATCAGGGTCTATAAAGGCATCAAGGATTTCTCCCTGCCCGAACCATACATTGACCTTAACCCTACGGACAGCGTCATCCGTGCCCGCTACATCAATGAGGCCACGGGAAAAGACCTGACGGATGAGATGGATAGTGTCAAGGCCGATGTGGCACTCGTCCGGCAGCAGACCGACAAGGAGTATACCCTCTGGTTCTTCGACTACGCCCCGGTTTCGGACAAAGCCCCGACCGTAGACTGGACTACGGACGCCTTGAAAACCCTGCACGAGCAGGATATGTTCTACGACCGCACCACGGGCAAGGGCTACCGCTACGAGAAGGTCGATAACACGTGGTCGTGGAACGAGATAACCGACCACATGTCGCTGAAGGCCTTGGAGAACGCCGCCAAGGCGCAGGACACGGCCGACGGCAAACGCCGTGTGTTCGTGGAGCAGCCCACCGCCGCCGGTGTGTATGACATCGGTGACCTCTGGGTCAACGCCACTTACCGGGGCGAGACAGTGTCCTACGAGAACGACCAGCTTCGCTGTGTGGTGTCGAAGAAAGCCGGCCAGCCTTTTTCGATAAACCATTGGACACCGTCCTCTTCGGTGACTACCGCCGTCATCCGTAACCTCGGCGACAAGATCGTGCAGGCGGTCAACGACCTGCAGGATGCCAATGCGGCAATCTTAGAGGCCCAACGCTTGGCGAACAAAGGTATCAATGACGCGGAGGAAGCCTACCGCCAGGCATTGATAGGAATCAATGCGGCCAACGGGCTGGGCGACCAGGTCACCGGTATCCTCGGTCAGCTTGAGGCACAGGGAACGGTGATAGAGCAAACCCGGGAACAGATAGCCCTGATGTCCGAGGGTCGGTATAAGAATGCGGACGGCACATACAAGGAACTCTATTCCGGACTGGTCACGAAGTCAGGCTTCGGGGCGTTGTTTTCCTCCCGTGTCGAGAAAGACCAGAACGGTTATCCTATCCTGACTTCGGAGACCGGCATCGTGACATCCGCTGACTTTGCGAGTATGTTCGCGAAGAAAGCGGCTGCCGATGGCTATACAAAGAAAAGTGAGCTGAGCCTTTTCTTTGTGGACAACGGGGACGGCACATGGACGGGCAAGGCGAAGATAGATGCCGATTCGATAGACCTTAACGGGGCTGTTACGATATCCATGCTCGCGGCGGATTTGAAGGACAACCTTGACGGGAAAGTCGATGCCTCCACGATAATAGAGGGAGACCGCATCAAGACAAGCCTCATTGACGCGGATATGCTCCTCGCCGACAAGGTGCTGACGAACAAGCTTACGACCGCCCTGAACGGACAGCGCATAGAGATTGACCCGTCATCGAACAGAATCGTGATGTACAATATCGAGAATGACAAGGTCTGCGAGATCAGCTTCGAGGAGCATGAAGAGCAGGGAGGGTGGGTTACCTCTCCGCGTATATGGATGTGTGATTATGTCTATGAGAACGGGGAAGCCTACATGAATGGAACAACGATTATAGACCCGGGACAAATCCGGCTGAACTCTCCTGCCGGGATTGGAAGGTCGTTGTTGCTGACTTCTTCATCGATGACTTTTTTGCAGAACGGACAGGTCGGAAATGTTTACAATTAAATATCAGGCACATGAAAATCAACTTTAAACAACTGGAGGCGCAGACCTCCTTCGACGGGTCAAGGCAGACCTTTGACGTCACGGAGACCGTCGGCAACGAGATGATGTACAACGGCAGCATCCTGCTGGACATCGGCTTCGAGGACTTGGCCAGGGAAATCTACTATTCCACGGGCGAAGTGGATATCCCCGACCGCTACCGTAAGGCGTTGGAGCTTGTCGTGAAGAACTCCCGGCTTATCGCCGCCGTGAAGCGCGAGATCATCAATCAGTTAAATAACAGGCCATGAAGATAGTCAGGAACAACATCATCCCCTTCAGGGGCTTCCGGGCAATCAACCTGTTCGGCATCCTGTTCGTCAGAGGGGCTGCCGAAGTGACCGGAACGGTCATCAACCACGAGCGCATACACTCCATGCAGATGCGCGAGACGGGCTATGTGCTGTTCTACGTATGGTACTTCATCGAGTGGCTGGTCCGTCTTGCGCTTTCGGGCGATGCCTACCGTAGCATCAGCTTCGAGCGTGAGGCCTACACGAATCAGACAGACTTCTCCTATTTAGAGAGGCGGGAACCGTTTGCATGGGTGAGTTATATAAAGAGTAAGTAACCATGGGCTACATCAAGTTCGTCTTAAGCACCCGCCGCATCGACGATGCCGGCAATGCCGTGCAGGCCGTCATCAGCCGCCTCGATAGCGACATGGCCGACACGGCCATGCTTGAGACCAACCTGATCATGCACGCCCTCGCCGCATGTGGCGGCAAGGTGATAGATATAGCGGACTTCGTGCTTGACCGCAGCCGCTTGGATAATAACGACATCTTGGGATAGATTATGGAAAAACTTAACAAGAAATTCGAGAAAGGCAATGTCCTCAAGGCCGAGGAGCTGAACCTGCTGGTGGATAAGATTAACGAACTGGCCGATGGCGGTACCGGGCTGCAGCTGGGAACTGTCACCGGGACGGCCTATGACGGTGGAGCCGGCGCGGCTCTCGAGCAGACGGTGCGGGAACTCGTCGGGGGAGCGGGTACGATGTACAGCGTGTACATCCGTAACAACATGCCCTCACTGGGCTTCGCCACCCAGCAGGGAGAGGCCTGCGTGCTGGACTTCACGTTCATATCCCAGTACCGTGACGACATGGCCGAGCCTTACAAGCCGACCGGAGAGACGGGTCTCTGCACGGTCATGGTGAAGAACGCCAGGTATACCGACTTTACCGTGGTCAAGCAGCTGGAGATACCCGGCGGCACGCCCACCGGCATCGACGTGCGCGAATGGCTGTCGAGCGGCGCGAACAGCGTCAAGGTGTCCGTCCGGGGCGAGAACACGGAAAAGACGACCGCCCCGGTCACCTTTACCGTGCAGCTCACCTCTTTGGGGGTGAGTGCCCCCAACTTCGCATGGTGGACGGCCTTCTCCGAGGACATTCCCATCCCGATGGTCATCGGCGGCAACATCAGCAAGACGCTGAACGTCACCGTGACGGGCGACGGCTACCACCAGAGCTATACCCGCAACCTCGGCACATCCGTCTATCTGGATACCCCGTTCATCTACACGGTAGCGCATCCGGGAGCAACCGGTGTATATAACATCTCCTTTTACCTGTCCAACTCGGACAACACGATACAGACCCGCGCCGTGTCGCTGGATGTCATCTGCCTCTCCTCGCCGGGCGAGGCGGTGAAGCTCATGTGCGTCAACAGCGTTGCGGAATCCTTGACCAACTGGCAGGACAACAAGGTCTTTGACTACGCCATCCATGACGGGCAGTCGGCACAGACCGACGTGCGCCTCTCCGTCATCCGTGACGGCATGGAGGTGTACGCCTCCGACAACGGGGCAGTGCCCACCGGCACAAAGAACACCTTTACCTGCCCGCTGGAGGTGGAGACGGACGATGACGCCGGCTTCAGCGTGGAGGTGACGGCCACCTCTCAGACAGGCGGCCTGATGAAGCCCGTGACCCTGCCCGTCAACAACTCGCTGGGCTACAGCGCCACGGCAGGCGCGGCACTGTACATCAACCCGCGCACACGCACCAATGCCCAGACCAATCACCGCTCCGTCATCAACGAGGTGGACAAGAGCCTCGTGCCCGTGGAGTGGACGGGGATGAACTGGGGCAATGACGGTTGGGTGGCCGACGCCGACGGGAACCGGGCATTGAAGATATTCGCCCGCAGCCGTGCGGTGCTGGACTACCGCCCGTTCTCCGGCGAGGCGGCGCGGAAGGGTAAGACCATCGAGATAGACTTCAGGGTAGACCACGCTTCGGACGCCTCGAAGGACATCATTACCATCGCCGAGGGTAACGTAGGCCTGAGGGTGAGCGGGGAGAACGTGTCTTTCTTCTCGCAGTCCCGGCAGGACGCTACCACGCAGGACCTGCCCATCGACAACGGTGTGCGCATACGCCTGACGGTGGCGGTCATGCCCGACGCCTACGGCAATGCCGGATTCAACATCGTGGCCATATACGTCAACGGCAAGAAGAACCGCCAGTACACCTACGAGAGCAACGATTACTTCAGGCAGAACGGCCGGATAATGCTGGGCAACGACCACGCCAACCTATATCTCTACGGCCTGCGCGTCTATGACTTCGCCCTGACCTCGGAGGCCGTCCGGAAGAACTACCTGAACCAGCTCGTCACGACCGACGAGAAACGGCAGGAAAAGGAGGCCAACGCGATACTTGACGCGGAAGGTACGGAGATAGACTTCGAGGCGACTAAGAGGTTCTATAACGTGTTCGTCTTCGACAAGCGGTTCCCCAGTCTGAAGAACCCCTCCAGAGTGAGAGGCAAACTGTCTGTCTGGTTCAAGGACAGGCCGGAAAGAAGCTTCAAGATAAAGGATGTCCTCTGCGAAGGGCAGGGAACGTCCTCCAAGAAGTATCTGGAGTGGAACATGCGCTACAGGCTGAACAGGCTGAAGAACTCCGCAGGCGAAAAGATTATTTCCGTGGTCTCCTATGCCGACGGGACGGAAGAGAAGAAGGCCGTCCGCATGTTCGAGGGCGTTCCCAAGGCGGAACAGCTGACCGCCAAGAAGAACTGGGCGTCATCCATGCAAGACCACAAGGCCGGGGCTGTGGCCGCCTATGATGACCTTTACAAGGAGATGGGGTTGAAGAACGAGGCGATGGACGTTGACCCCGAAGTGCGTGTAGCCGTCTATCAGGAGGCCTTCATCGGCTTCTCCATGTTAGTCAACGAGGAGGGCAAGGAGTTATATACCTGCATGGGCGAGTTCACCTTTGGCCCTGACAAGGGTGACAAGGCCTGCTTCGGCTATAATACCAAGACATTCCCGAATCTTATTTCCGTGGAGGGCTCGGACAACGCGCCGCTCGGCGCGCTCTTCCGCGTGCCTTGGAACAGGGACAAGTCCTACTGGATGTACAACGCTGACGAGGAAGCTTTCCAATATAACGACACCAACTGCTGGGACTTCAACGCCGGCGAACTGAATGAGGGGGAAACCGAACCGCTGTCCACCCGGAAGTGGGTGGATGCCTATAATGCCGTCTATGCCTGCAATAACCGCATCCGTCCGTTTGCCGGCACGGTAGGACAGCTGAACGCCGCCGTGACGGCCTACCGCAGTACCGGCTATGAGTACTGGATTGCCTCCCCCGGGGATGACCTCTACAACCTCTATTACTACGAGGCCGCCGAGGGCAGGTTCGTCCCGTCGGACATCGGCAGCGGGCCGATCAACCTGCGCACGCAGCTGGCCGCCTACCTTGCGGATGACCTGTCGGCATTTTCCGCGGATGAGTTGAACGAGCTTTTCATCGGGGCGAGGAAACAGCTCTTCCGTGCCACCATACCGGCCCTGTTCGATATCGATGATGCCGTATTCCACTACTGCTTCGTGGAATTCACCGCCGGTACTGACCAGCGGGCGAAGAACACATACCCTTACAATTTCGGGACGGAAGGGGCGAAATGGAAATGGCGGCTTGACGACGCGGACACCATCTTCCCGATCGACAACCAGGGGCAGGACAGGAAGCCCTACTGGTGCGAGATGCACGACTTCTATCCCAACGGCCAGCCGGTATGGAACGGTGAGACATCCGTGTTCTGGAACATGTTGGAACTGGCGTTCGCCGACGAGCTTGCGGCAGGCATGCGTAAGATGCTCGCCGCGATGGAGAAACTGTGCGGGCACTCTTCCGGAACGCCGTATGACAAGGTGTACGCATTCTACAAGAAGTACTTCCTCGGGGTCAAGGAGTACTTCCCGGCCACGCTTGTCAATGCCGACGCCAAGCGCTACGAGATAGCCAAGATAGCCTACAATAACGGCAGCTACACCAACGATACCGACCCCATCACGCAGTCCCACGGAGATTTCTTCTCCGCTGAGACCGCATGGGTCAAGAAGCGTATAATGTACATCATGGGCAAGTACAGCTACGGGCTGTTCTCCGCCCACGGGACGGACACCGTCATCGTGCGCGCGGCGGGCGACCTGATAGACTACGACATCACCCCCGCGTTCGACATGTACCCGGCCATCGCAAACGGCACGTCCATCGTCCGGGGCGCACGTACAAAGGCAGGGGAGACCCGCCGCATGACCATCGACCTCGGCGGCAGCGCCGACCAGCAGAACGCCATTCAGGCAGCCAGCTGGCTGCTCTCCATCGGGGACTGGCACGACAAGAATGTCAGCGGTACGATGGTCGTCAGGGGACGACGCTTGAGGGAGCTGATATTGGGCAGCAAGACAGAGCCTGTCACCATCTCCATCACCGGGCTGACATTGTCCGACTGCGGCAGCATGCAGAAGGTGATGGTCTCCAACATCTCCACCCTTCAGGGTACGCTTGACCTCAGTACGCTGGAGAACCTGCGGGAGGTACGTGCCGACGGGACGGGATTGTCCCAGATAAAGCTCCCGGAAGGCGGCGGGCTGGAAACCGTGGAATACCCTGCCGGAAACCGTTACCTTACCCTTCGTAATTTCCCCGTCCTCTCTTTCGGTGGGCTGCTGATAGATAGCTGTAGGGCGAGTATCACGGACTTTCTGGTGGATAACTGCCCGATGCTGCATCCGATGCGCATACTGTCGGACATCATCGCCGCCCAATCGGAACAGGGAAGCCATGCGCTGAAGCACATCCGTGCCGTGGGCTTTGACGAGGATTACCCCGATGCGGGCATACTTGACTTGCTTGCGGTGATGGCGGACGGAAGCTACGACGGTCTTGACGGTACGGGTGTGGCGGGGACAGAACCCTACCCGGTGTTGGACGGTAACATAACCGTCCGCTCGAAATATTATGAAGATTCTGTAGCAGCTTTGAGGCGCACGTTCAACCGCCTGACCCTTACGCTCCCCGGCGAAGCGGCCATCCGTTTCGCCGACCCCGAGGTGCTGCGGGTGTTGAACTCATTCCGGGTGTTCAACATGGACGGAACCACAACGGCTGTGAATCCTGATGCGGACGGAATGCTGACAGTAAGAAGAGCCGCTGAGATACAGACGCTGAGTAACAGACAGGATAAGATCTATTCTATTCTTAAGGGCAATCAGCTGATAGAGACCTTCAACGAGTTCCGCTATTTTACGGGCTTAAAAAAAATAGGTGGTAGTATGTTTGAAGGATGCTCCAATCTCAGAGAATTGACATTCCCGGTTTGCCAGACCACTAAGCTTGAGCGTTATCTTGTCAACGATACTAAGGTGGTCAGATTCATCGTCCCGGAAGGATACACAGAGATGAACACTATCCGGACAGGTGGGGGAGAGCCTTTCCAGCTGATTGACTTGCCGGGTACGATGCGGAATATTACGGGATTTATGTGGAACTTCGGATGTGATACGTTGATCTGTCGGGCGACTACCCCACCGTCAATCAACTGGTCTCGCACCACCATGCTCAATAAGATATATGTGCCGGATACAGCTGTAGAAGATTATCGGATGGCCAGTGGCTGGAACAGCAAGGCGAGCATCATATATCCTTTATCAGAATATAATAACAATCTATAATTATGGAACAACAGATCGTAGAGACAACAGTGCTAAAGGCGGCTGAGGGCAAGGTGCTTCGCCGCAAGAGTGACGGATGGATGGCAGGGTCGGAATTGTGGCTGGGGTACACCCACTACATCGGGGGCATCAAGCTGGATGAACCGCTGGCCGAACTGCCGGAACATTATGAGGAAATAGATGAAACGGAAATAGAAAAGGAATGACTTACTCGGGGGAGGTCATAAAAAAGCCCCCGGCCTGTTAGTAAAGACGCCAATCACATACTAACAAAAAATGCGATGAGCCGCACGACCGGGGGCAAAGTCCCTTGTCGCGGCTCATCGCTTTTTTAATATGTGATTGGCATTGCAAAGGTAAACAAAAATCATTATATGAAAGTAATAGAGATCTTAAACTTTAATCGGGAGTTGCTGAATAAGCTCCGGAATGCCGGTATCCGTCCGGAAGACGTACGATATATCGATCTGTATTCGGACTATATACGCCTGTTGGAAGATAACGGAAAAGTCTCATACGCCGTTGCCGTGCTCTCCGGGAAATATTCGGTGAGCGAGCGTACCGTTTATTCCCTTATACGGAAGTTCGGGAGTGACTGCAAGACGCTTGCAGAGTAAACGGAATGGTTTATGTCGGAGGGAATGCCGTCTCCCTTTAATTTTAGGCGGCCATTAAAAGGAAAATCTATGAACAAGTATTATCGTATTTTGGAAAGGATAATTACCGAGGGTAAAATGCAGACCAACAAGAAAGGAAGCATACTGTACCTGTTGAATGAGCAGCTGTCGCTTACGCCGGCGGATCTGCTTGATGTATTCGAGGGGCATAATATTGCCCGCAAGAAACTCCGTAGTGAGCTTCAGCTATTCATGCAAGGGGAGCGCAATGTGGAGAAGTACCGGGAAGCCGGCATCAACTGGTGGGATTATTGCGGTTCCATCCTGGTTAACAGTTACCCGACATACTTTGAGAAACTGCCGCCGCTTATCAGAAAGATTAACCGGGAGCGTCGGAACAGCAAGAACTATGTGCTGTTTTTGGGAGAGACCGGCGCGGAAAGCAATCAGGCGCCATGCCTGAGCCTGGTACAGTTCCAGCTGGATGAGGGGGAGCTGGTGCTGTCCGCTTACCAGCGCAGCAGCGACGCTAACCTCGGCCTGCCGTCTGACATCTACCACCTTTACCTGATGGCCCGGCAAATAGAGTTCCCCTTGAAGTCGATTACGCTCTATTTGGGCAATGTGCATATCTACGAGAACAATATACCGGGAACCCGCGCGCTGATCGCCGGCGACGAGGGAGTCCGTTTCGAATTGAATGTGTAACCGCTGCGGATACCTTGCAGCGCAAACATGCATTCGTTTCACTTTTCTCCGCGGATTCGGGGGAACTTTGCGGGCGATTTAAAAACAAGAGAAAATGAGAAAAATGTATTTGTCTGCGCCTCTTCCTTTCATGGGGCAGAAACGCATGTTTGCGAAAGAGTTTATAAAAGTCTTGGAACATTTTCCGGACAGTACCGTATTTGTGGATCTTTTCGGCGGATCGGGCCTGCTTTCACATATAACCAAGTGTATCAGGCCTGATGCTGTTGTTGTATATAACGACTTTGATGACTACCGCCGGCGGTTGACGAATATCCGGGATACCAACCTCCTGTTGGCCGATCTGCGCAAGATAGTCGGAGGTATTCCGCGGAACAAACGTATTACCGGCGAGGAGCGGGAGAGGATACTCGACCGCATTGAAAAGGAAGAGAGAGAGCGAGGCTACGTGGACTATATCACCCTGTCCTCCTCCCTGATGTTCTCGATGAAATATGCGCTCTCTTTGAAAGAGATGAAGAAGCAGAGCTTGTATAACACTATCCGGAAAACAGACTATGCCGAGGCGGAAGACTACCTGGAGGGGCTGACTATTACCCGCGAGGATTACAAGGAAGTGTTTAACCGATATAAGGATGTTCCTGGCGTAGTGTTTCTCGTTGACCCGCCATATCTTTCTACCGATGTGGGGACTTATAATATGTGTTGGCGACTGGCTGATTACTTAGACGTGTTGACTGTCCTGCAAGGGCGTTCGTTCGTGTACTTCACTTCTGACAAGTCTGCCATCGTGGAGTTATGCGAGTGGATAGACCTGAATCCGCTTGCAGGCAGCCCGTTTAAGAAGTGCAAGAAAGCGGAGTTCAGCGCACACATGAATTACAATACCAAGTACACAGACATTATGCTGTATACCATACCTGAAAAAGAATAA